CAGCTTTTCCAGCTTCCTTTGCTTTTTTTAAATCATCTAAAATTTCAGCTTTGCTTTTTCTGAGTGCTTCAACTTCTGCCATCAACGCTGCTGTGTCTACAGGTGGATTTGGTTTAATTGGTTCGTCAGCCATAAATAAATTTTAACAATAATTAATATAAATAATAACCTACCAGCGTGTTTTGTCAGCCCAGTAGGCCGCACTTACTTTGCCTCTTGCAATATTTTTAGCATGACGAGCCTTGAAAGATCGCCTTTTTGCTTTATCTGCCTCTGATTCTCCCTTTCTTGGAGGCTTAGTACTTGCTCCTTGCATACCAAACCTTATAAGCTTTTCTTTTCCAGCAACTTTAACAACAACAGCACCAGCTTTTCCAGACTTATGATTTGGAGTTTTTATTGGTTTATTAAGTCCTTCAAAGGTATGACCACCTTTTTTTATGCTCATTTTCCTGTTCTCCTCATAGCCATTCGGTGTGATTCAGTAAATGAAACCCCTTCTCTCATCTTACGTTTCATGTATTCCATGTGAGCCTTTGTGTGACCATGAGCCTTTTGGTGCTTTGCAAGCGTGTTCTTTTGTCTGGTAGTAAGCTTCATTTTCTGTACCTTCTATAAATCGCCATATCAACAGTCCTTGCTTTGTCACCTCTCATATAACTATTAACTCTTCCCATAGCCCATGCACCCATAGGAACATTTCTTGAACCACTAGACAAATAAGCACCCTGTCCTTTCCTATAAACAGCAGCAAGTTCTCCATACTTAAACTTTGTACCTTCTGCCTTTTTCTTTAAGCTACTTTTTACTTTTTCGCTTAGTGGTTTTCTTTTTGGAGCCATCTTGTTTAGTTCTGGATTTAGATACAGCCTTTATATCAATATAAGCACCTTTTTTATAAGCTTCGGCAGTTCGTTTTATTTCAGCAGCTTTCGCAGACTTGTTTTTAGAACCAGACAGGTATTTTTTGGGAACACCTGTTTTCTTGTCCTTTGGAACTCGCCTTAGTTTTTTAGTCACTTTTTAGTTTTTTTCTTTGGTGCTGGTTTTGTTTCCTTTACAGCCTTAGGCTTTGACTCATCATAAGTCTGGACTTTAAATGTATATCCCATTACTTTTTACCTCCTTTCTTTACTTTCTTTGTTTTCTTAGGTTTGCCGTACATAGGAAGATAAGTAGCTGATTGTATCTTACTTCTTTTTACGTTTTTTAGCAGTTGATAAAGCTATTGCCTGTGCTTGTTTTAATGTCTTGCCCTCTTTCATCAGCAGACGTATGTTGCCAGAGATAGTCTTTTGTGATTTGCCTTTCTTAAGTGGCATCAGGTCATTAGATATTTCATTACAAGCATCTTATCTTCTCTTGAAACAGCTTGCACTATAAGCCCTTCTCCTATTTGTAAGAGTTTTTGTTTTTGTTCTCCTCTACTGTTGCTTATAGCGTCAGAAATTTGTTTAGGCACTGTCTTGTCACGAGGAAACTTTTTTGCCAAGCGAAGTGCATCATCTAGTTTCATAATACTTTTAAGGCATTATCTACAGTTTCTTCAACCCAATTATACAGTCTTGGGGCATATTTTTCCATGCCCTCTGGATTTAAGATGTATTGAACAAAGCTTTCAGCAAATAATTCTTGTGGATTTTTTTGTGAATACTCTGTTACAAAGTTTATACCACCCATTTTTTTAAATTTTTGTCCTAAAGCTGCGCCACCATTTCCTTTAAAATGTATTTGATGACCTATTTCATGGATCATAGTGTTAATCCAATCAAATTTCTCATCAACTTCGTTACCAGTAGTCCATGCAACACGTTTTGGATCACCTTTAAATGGTAATCCACGTTGTTTTAGACTTCTATTAAAGCTATTCTCTAAAACCCTTTCTGCTGTTTTCTTCATATCTTTAGCTGCTGTTTTTGTTACTTTTAATGCTCCTTTACTTGCTGTGACTGAAGTATTAACAACAGAGCAATATTTTGAGGTGTAACCTAAATTACCTCGCCCTGCTGGTGTAAATACAAATTTAAACTCATTTCTAAAAGCTGCACTTGTTTTTACTGGCTTTTCAAACATTGCTACACTGAACCCTATTTCTTGCCTTGCCTTGCTGACATAAGCTGCGTCATAAAGTCTATAAGTTTTATCAGTTGTCTTGTTAGCTAGATCAAAAGCTTTTCTGTTTTTAACGACTATCCTTTCAAAAGCCTCGTCATAGTTCCAACGATCACCCATCATATTTACATTGTTAATAGTTCCACTCTTTTTAAGATATTGACGCATTTTTTTAGTATTTACAGCAACCTTACCGCCAAGAGCCTCAATACTATCAATACTATCGTCAACAAATTCCTGTGATGATTTAGCTATTTTGTTGGTTTTTAAGTATTCATCAAGACTAGGTGTAGATATAACTTGTGAGCTTCTTATCTCATCAACTGGTTTGGGTTTAGCCTTTGGTTTGATTGCACTAGGCTTGCCATACAATCTTTCCAAGTCCTTCAAACTTCTTTCGCTTCCATCTTCTCTTACCATTTTTCTTATGGCCTTTTGTCCTGACCCTTCCTTCTTTGCCAAGCGTTCAAAATATCTCACCTTCTGTTCATTACCCAAAGTCTTGACCTTTAGTTTCTTATCTTGCCCTAAAAGCCAGTCACCATACTGAGTGTCCTGTGGTACTCTACCAGTTCCTTCTCCTGTGGGTCTTGTCACAACTTTGCCTTTGGGTGGAGCTTTAAGGTCTTGGAATCCTTCCCTTTTCTTTAGTCCTTCGTAATCAACAACAGGAACAGTAGTGGATCTACAGTTAAAATGCTGTGGTGGTGTTGGGCCTTTGTTATATGCAAACTTCCGACCATCTAACCTTTTACATATTGGGCTGGTTCTTGAATCAAGCGTTGCAACATATTCATACTTAGGTGCAACCTTACTGTTTGCTGCATAGACAGCCTGTGATGCCTGATTTTGTACTTGGTTTACAGATGTTCTGACTATGGTTTGTATTTGATTTGTAGATAGCTTTATAAGCTCTCCACCAGCTTGGGATATTTGTTTTACAGATGTAGGAAAAGTTCCAAACTCTAATTTACCTACCATGCGTCTAGCTATTTCCTGTGTTGACTCTCCACTAAACACACCCTGCCTTATATGTCTTGCAAGACTCTCTTGCTGTCTTGTTGCTATTCCTCTAAATGCTTTCTCGACTGTTTCCCCATTAGGTAAAGTCATTGTTGCACCTTGAGTTGCAGTTAAATCAAATTTGCCTTGACCAAACTTGGCAAAAGAATCTTCTTTAAATGCTTTGCTTGTAAATACATTGACCTTAGTTGGATCTGTACTAACAAAAGAGTCTGCATATTTTGGACTGATTGCAACTGAATTAATTGGAATATTTCCTGATTTAGTTACTCTTTTTAATTCGTTCTGTATGAAGTTTGTTTGAAGATAAGCTAGTCCTTGCAACTCTTTCTTAAAATCTTTAGCTGAAGCACCAGACCATTTATTGAGACTAGACTTTGCTTGACTAATAATTGATCTAAGTCTTTTTCTTGTCTGTGGTGATATTACAACCCCTTCCCCTGCGGCTTGTTGTCTAATATCTATTTGCTTAAGTTTCTTTGCTGCTACCATTATTACATCAGAGTAAGTGGTGGCATACTTTCTAGCTACAGCATTGCTGTACCTGTTTAGATCAATAGTCTCCCTAAAAAATACCTCTGGAATACTCATTTATCATTCTTCTCCCTCTTCCTCCTCCTCTTCTGGTTCTGGATCAGGTTCTTCTGGTGGCTCTACTTCTGTAAGTCCTCCCTGCTGTGTACTTTCAATCTCTTCTTCTACATCGAAATCATCACCAAGTACCTCACCAGTACTTAGCTGATTCAATAAAGTCTCCTGACTAATAGTTCCAGCAGTAAACAATGTAAGCAAACTTGTTATCTCCTGTGGTGCTAATCTCGCAGAAACAAAGTCTCTATTAACAAAAGAACTACCAGCATTAGGTTCATTAAGATATTCGCTATGAAATCTAAGGCAGTTATCAATCAAGTCTTGCATTTGCTGGGCTATCACCATCATTGTGCTGTCATTCTGTGATCGGTCTATTCGCTTGGCTTCGGCTGACTCACCAACCAGCTTAGTACCAAGCACCGCACTTAAAGATAAAGTATTTATCTGATCTCCAATATCCTTTAATCTTGTGAACTGGCTGTCATAGCTATCACCAGATGGGCTGATATATTCCATCCTTGACTCAGGTGGTAATGATAATGCTTCATTAGGGCCACTTGTTATTTCATCTGCATTTGGATAGCCAAAAACTGCAAGCAAAGGAACAGAACTGATATGCAAGATATTGTCCAAGTCACTCTGGATCTGGTAATGCTTAAGGTTTAGTTCTGCAATGTCATACAAAGGAGAACGGCTTTCAAAGTAACCAACCCTGTTTGAGTAAGCAATCGAGAATGGGATCTTGTCCTTGAGGCTCATTTCACCTTCATCATGTAATTTATATTCTCCTTTTTTATCTTTTCTATGGATCTCATATCTGCCCCTCTCCAGAACCCTGATCTGTTTAATTATCTTGTCACCATACTTACCATCTGGCTCAACAACCTGTTCTAATAACCTTACTTGTGTGAGTTGCCTTGACCCATCTATGATGTCGCTTCTAAATCCTAGTATGTCCTTTGGAGTATAAGTCACCCAGTATGGTCTGGTCTTGTCTCCATCCTTCGGTGCATCTACCAATACTCCTACATGACCAAAAGAAATCGCTACTCTTGCGACATTGTATAAAAATATATTTAAGTCATTACCCTCAAGGTCAACATCAAATAATTGTTCTCTAACTAAATCACTAACATCATCTAATCTAATTGGCTTCCTCACCAACATACCTGACAGCATTTTTTCAATACGCTGCAAGTAAGGAACAACAGTGGATCTACTTAACCTAACGTCATAACTATCATCTGTTTCTCTTGCTTCCTGTGGTAAATACTTTCTATGCTCACTCCTGACTTTATATGTCCCTTCCTTGAGGTCAGCTATCAGATCCCAGAAATTAGCCATCCTTTGATAGGCTGCATTTGGGCTTGCAACTGTTGTAGGAGCTACTGTTACAGGCTGGTTGTAAATATTTAGTGAGCTATACACAGTTTTTCCTCATAGTACCATTGCTTTTAATATATTCTAATTCCTGTTGGTCTGCCTGCTCTACCATAAAGAATATTAAATTCACGATAAATTAAATATCCAAGTGCATCCACATGATGGTCATATCCATTCTGTTTGTCTGGGTCTCCTGTCTTTTCATCGTAACTCTGCAACTCAAGGCACTCAATCAAACGAGAGCAACGGGCATGAATCGCCAAACGTCTTTCCCCTTTTCCGTTCTGTAGTAACGCATTGAGGGTTGCAACTCGATCTTTGATAAAGGGGTTGCTCTTGAGAGCCATTGAACTGAAGCCGTAACTTTCGAGTATTGCGATGTCTGTCTTTGATGCGTTAATCGTTGAACGTGCTGATCCACTTGCGTCTGGGTAAACTAATATTCTGTTTGAAGGGTAGCGTCTTTTAATTTCCTGTGCCAAGGCATCTGTATCATTTTGTTTTGATATTTCATCAATGATTACCAGCTTGTCGCCATCTTTGACTCCAACAACGGCATTGCAATTCATCACGTTGAAATCTACCCCAATTCTTAACACTTCCATCTTGATATCAAACGGAATTTTATTAATTACATGATCATCACGATTAAACCGATCATAGACTTGACCGCTTGTAAGGTTAACCCATTGGCCAAGCAAGTAAGCTTTTATTAATTGAGGTGGATAATTCTCATATAACGATGGAATAAATGTATCAGGCAGATAAGGATTATCAGCCGTTTTTGCCTGTATTAATCCTGTATCAGATTTTTTATTTTTTTCAAATGTTTCAAATGC